CAATATTGCCTACTGGTCCTTTGCTAAATGTAGAAGCAATAGCACCTTTAAGAGCACTAGAACCAACAACTACAGCATTAGATATATCACGTTCTTTAATAATAACACCAGGCGAGACTTGACTTGCCATTTATTTTTACCTCTTAAGATATCAAATTTATCTAAAGTTATTTAGAGTTTTGAATGTCTTAAGAGGGGAAACAACACACGAACACCCTACCAGTCTGGATAATCTGCTAGATATGGAGGTAAAGGTCTAGGTCTATTTTTCTTTTTCTTCTTTCTTTTTGCTATTATTCTTTTAATAGTACAGTCCTTACACTCGTAAGAATATGCAGATGGTAAACCTTTCTTTTGTTTTCTTGACATGTAGAAATCTTCCAATAGATTCTTGATCTGATTACAAGTTCTACATCTTCTATCTTTGAATAGTAAATGTTCTAACTCAAACTGACTATCAAGATCCATCATAGTATTCTACCGCAGTTACATTTCTTTCCTTTATATTTTGAACATTTCCATTTTTTGCATTTCTTTTTCTTCTTCACAGATCGGGTAACATATAACCAACTTCTGTTTGCTTGTCTCCATACCAAAAAGATCCATCAGCATCTACAAAAGTGTCATCGCCCAGACCATCGTCCACAAAACCAAAAGGAGCCATGTCCTGTTCAATTTGATTTTTTTGCTCTTCATATATCCTCCTACGAATATCTTGATCAGTCATTTCTTTAAAGTAATCTTGCATGACTAACCATGCAAACAATACCATGCACATAACAAGATCATCATGGTAACCCTCATCTGCTTCCCATGCTTGTTTCTTTTGTATAAAAGTAGTCAGTTCTTGTAGTATATCAAAGTCCCAGAACTGTAATTTATCTTCTTCTATAATTGCTTTCAGATTAGAACATCCTATCTTCTTGACAGTGATGCTCATCTTTACACCTAGTTGTGTTTTGTTTCCTGAGAATCCTTGTCCTACTATCTGCCCTGCTCTACCACGCATAGCACACATGAGTACGTTAGGATATTCTAGATCATAGTTAAGTGTTGCTGCTATAGCATCTCCTATGTCATTTACTTCTACTAAAACATAAGGATTGCGATACTCCTTACATACTTGGAATATTACCGAGGGAAACAGTACAGGCTTAATCTCATTATTTCTGTACTTCGCAACGATCTGGTACGGGAGAGTGGTGATATCAAACACGATGAAAGCACTATAGTCGCCACCGATTCCTCTGGCAACATCAACAGTAATAATATATTCGTGATCCTCTTCTGCTCTCTTAAAAACGTCAAGTCCTGCATTGCTTGCTATTGGGTCATTGAACGGTATACATTGTAGTTTAGATGGACTAATAAGTGTATCAGCAGATCCAAGGAAGTCACATTCAAACTCTTGTGCAAACTGTCGTTTAGATGTGTTCTTTATTGTCTGCTCTTTCCACTTGGCATCTCTACCAGGCACTTGTGACCAATGTACTTCATTAGTTATATAATCATTCTTACCATTTCTAGCATCTTCCCACATCTTGTAGAAGTGGTTCATACCATTAGGAGTAGATATAACTATGACTTTAGTTGATTTACCAGAAGTAATAGTAGGATATACCGATGCAAAGAATTGTTCTGCGACATGGTTAGGGACGAATGCAAACTCGTCAAGGAATAGAATGTTGAAGGACATACCTCTAACTGCACTAGCAGACGTAGAAGCAGCCAATATTTTTGATCCGTTTTCAAGTTCAACATTACCTTTGTTCCAAACTAATATTCCATGTTGTAACCATTTAGGCAAATTCTCATATGCTAATTGGAGTCTTCCAAGTAATTCCCTTGCAGTTGAAGCTTTGTTAGCGAGTATACCAATATTAACACTGTCATTGAAGATAGCGTAATGTAAAAGGTAGGCCACAACAGTAGTACTTTTACCTGTCTGACGAGGAAGTTTTGCAATGTTGAATCTGTTTTCATGAAAGTCCATCAAAATTTTCTTTTGAAAATCATACATGGAGAAAGGCACTAGACCCTCATCCAAGTTGATAATCTGCATATACTTCATAGAAAAGTATAGTGGATCACTCTTACACTTAATCCATTCCTGTATTTGTTTCTTTGTAAATTGTATCTCAGTTCCAGCCTTCTTGAGGTTGGGGTTACCAAGATATACATCGTTAGTTGCTGGCATTATCCTCCACTCCAATCCCAATTCCAAGGTAGAATTGCTAGACCAAAATAAGGCATAAGAAAATAGTGATCCATTAAAATTAACACAGGTATACCAACACCTAATTCAATAGCAATTTTCTTTTTCATAGGTAATGTTTCTAACCATCTTCTATATGGATTATTAGCAACTCTATCTAATTTTAATTTATAGAATATTTTTTCTGCCCACCATTGTGGATCAATTATATCCTTGAACCAAGCAAAAGGTGTCAGCAACCACTTAACTTGTTTATTAAATTTGATTATTACTGCTATGAATAGAATTATTATTAGAATTAAAAGTATATCCATTACCCTGCATCTAACGTACCACGAGATCTACGAAGTTCTCTTAACTCCTCAAAGTCTTTTTTCTTTGTACCGCCATCATATGGCCAAGCGTATCCTTCACCAATCATTTGTTCGTTGAGCGATACATTATCTTCGCCAACATATAACCAACCAAGAAGCCTACCGTACTTACCCATGCCACCTTTAAGTTCGGTTCTGATAGTAAGTTCATCGTCTCCTTTAATTGCATCATCTAATTTCTCCTTCATCCAATTAGTTGCATCTATTCCCAATGCCTTCTCTTCCTTATCTCTTGTTCTCTTCTCTGGCGTATCAACGCCTGCAATTCTAACTCTTTCTTTCTTGTATAGATCAAACCCAAGATCAATGGTGACATCAATAGTATCCCCGTCAACAACACGATTAATCTCCGTTACTCTAAAGTTATAGCAGCTCTTTCTGCTTGGTGGAACCATTGCTCCCATCGTTCATTTCCTCATAAGCCATCTTTAGTATATAGGCAATTACTATGGTAACTGCTATAACCAAGATGAGTATCATTATATTTACACTATGGACTACTTGGGACATCGAATAGAACCTCGTCGATATATGTACTTGCCCAATTTGGGTCAAACCACTTAGATAAGACTGCTAGTGTCTTTTTATTTTTCCTTTGTTGTTTGGCATACCAAATTTGGTCATCATATCTTAGCATTGTTCTCACCCATACCTCATCATATTCTGCTTCCCTAACCCTATCGCATACAATATTAAGATACTCCTTTGTAATTTGTACAAATTCTATTTTCTCTGCAGGTTTAGATAGTCTTACAAATTTACAGTGAGGTGAGAACACATCATCTGCCCATAATGGGAGTACTCTCTTCTCACTAAACTGAAATGATCTACTTCCTGGTGATATTTTATCGTAAATATCCTCACATCCACGAACAGGTGAAATATCTACAATAGCAGCAGTAATTATATTCCCCACGGAGACTATATCACACCCGAAGATTGGAATATTATAATTAGGATCTGGCCAGAATACTGTATGGACTATATTTAACTTACCTGCGTTAGCAGTTTCGAGATGAATCTTCCTAAGACCCTTACATTTATACATCTCATTGTTTATTGTAAGGTCATCCTTCTCCACTTTTGCAAGTGGAGTATCCATAGGAACTGCTTCTAAACTTTCCCAACCATTACGAATAACTTCTACTAACTCACGCATAACTAAAAAAGAACTCCTTGATCAATTGCTCAGACTCTTCCTTACCGAAAGCACTTCCTAGATAACCTGAGATAGGATCTAACTTGATCATGTATTTATCAAAGTCATGATAGTGAGTAGTATCTTCACCTGTAGGTTTTCCTTCATCTATTAAATGCTTATACCAAATTAGATATGTTTTAAACATTGGTAGATAATCATTTACCTCATCTGCCTTACAGTATCTAACGTAAATGTTCTTAGAGAAATGATTACCCTTCTCAAAGAATCTATAATCTTTCTCTGCATACGGTAGACTATCTACCTCATACAAATATTTCTCTGTTGGATGTTGGAAATCAAATACTATTATAACTTTCTTCTCACTAAACCCCATCAAGTCCATACCAAAGCAAGGGATTATCTCCTCCCCTACTTGTGGTGTCTTGGGATAGATTATATTGTTATGAATATTAAGTTCCTTATCGTTCCATATATCTACATGTCTAGACTTGAGGAAGTACTCACCACTGTATAAGTCAGCAGTTAACTTAACTCCTTTCTTATTCTCCCAAGTTGCATGGTTATATTCATATTGTAAATCAGGAAAGGTATCAAATACTGCTTTCCTGTAACCTGACCAAAGGTCAGTCCCTTTGTCTCCAATCATCACTTCTCTCCTGATGAAACCAGTCTACCACATCTTCTGGTTTAGTGAAACCCCTTGTATGTTTCCTTGGATCGGGGTCTCCTATGTCCAAGTACTTAAGAAAAGTTGAGTCAGGATCCGTTGCTAATCTTCTTGCTTGACTTAGCATACCTCTTGCTGAGGTGTTTGCCTTTGCTAATTTCTGTGCCCATATCATGTCTTCCATACTGACTTCTGTTCCTGCTGCGATTGCTTTGCAGATTCCTTCTAACCGAAGGCGATATGCGGTAGATAACATATGTTAATGAGTAGTATTAATATAATTTATAATATCAGAAAAACAATTTTTCAGTTTATTAAAATTTTTCAT